AAACCGTGCGTTTGCTTTACGCATGTCAAATCGGTTGCCGTTGTGTGCTACTACGATGTCTGCTTCGTCGAACAAGTTCCATAGAGCTTGAGCTACTTCTCTGTCGTCTTCTGGGTCTTCGTCGTACAGTTCAAAGTCCGTTAAGGAAACAACTTTAGTTTTCTTTTGGTGCTCCCAGCGGTAAGCAAAGCACATCAGGTACCACTCACGGTACTGTTGCACCACGTTCTGGTCGTACTGCCCCCAAACATACGCAAGATTAGGCGCAGTTTCTATATCATAGAATAATACTTTAGCCATTGAAACTCCCTAGCTAGGTACAGTTAAGAGCCTAGCTATAAGAGTACCTTCCCACCAGCTACCGCTGTCGGATAGTCTTGTTGCTGTCATTTGTAAACGTTCAATTGTTACTGTCTCAAGACGGTCACCTTCTTGATACTCAATTGATGTACCGGTTTCCATTAAGTTTCTTAGCTCAGTAAACTGTGTGTTACTATCAAAACGTTTAGCTGCACCAGTATTTCTACCTGTTGTAACAGAATGTTGTAAGATTAAAGGCACTATGATTTCATCGATACGATCAGGAACAGCAACTGCTGTGCATGCCCAGTCATGTAATATAGGTGCAGAAGTTATTGGAGAAACACCACGAGTTAAATTTATTGTGATGTCAAAGTTTATTGATGTGTTATCTCCAGCAGCAAACGTAAACACTTGAGGTATTCCAGTAAGCATGTTAGATAACACTGCACTATGATTATTATTATTTTTTGCAGTTAAAGAAATTGATCCAACACTTATTGATGAAGGCGCACCGTATTGATACGTATATAAGTTCTGATTGTAATCAGTTAAAGATTCTCTGTATTCAATTGTAGTGTTTTCATATTGTGTACGATCTAAATCTATTACACCTGAACGTAAAAGTTTTGATACAACTGTTGACCAAGTAACTTCACCAGCAATTAAAAATCCTGTTGGTACTTTAGTTTCATCAAAAGCTTCACGATTTAATACAGAAACACCAGATGTTTTTACACCAAGAAATACTTTATCATTAATACGAACAATACTTTTTACTAAACTTGTAGAAACTGTAGACAAAGCCCGCACATCTGCTGCATAAGCAGGAACTAAAGCACTTGTAAAAGTAGAAAGATTTGCACGATAAGTATTACCGTATGCACTACCCCACCAAATAAATTGTCCATCTGTTTCAAGACTATGAGCAGCACCACCTAAAGGTTGATTAACATTAGATGCATCAATCACTGGACCAATCGTCACACCTGACGATGAAGTATCTATTAATCCAAGACGTAACCCTTTGCTAGTAGCTATAAGTAATAAATTATTGTAGCTAAGAATTTTGTTTATTGATTCATTGCGAGGCAAAGCACCAGATATTACAGGTGTTTTAAGTAAACCTGATGTATCGTTAACCCCTACAAAATATATAGTTCCTGTTGAATCTGTATTAGCTGCTGCATAAATACCATTAACACCTGCTGTTACACTAACCCAAGTACTAGTAGCAAACGGAAGAGTGTAGTCAAGAGATCCAGATACTTTTGCACCAGCAGAATCTAATTCATAAATATTATTTGCATCAGCAGCAACTAATCTGCCAGCAGCCATTTGAATTATGTCAGGAGTTAAGCTACCAAAATTAGTAGCTGCACCTGAACTTCCAATAGCTAATCTTTGCAATACAGAACCTTGAGCATAATAAACAAAACTGCCATCACTAGTCATATCTTTAACAGCAGCAGTTGTTGTTATAGCAGCCCAAACTGGTGATGACCCAGTGGGGTTACCTGTTGACGATACGTTGGTGCCATTAGCAACAAACACACTAGTACCAAATCGTTCAACAATTATTTCATCGCTAGTAAACGTTGTGCCTGTTACTACATTTGTGGCTTGATTTAAAAGTGTAAGTTGCCCTTTAGTCCAAACATCAATACCTTCAGACCTATAAAATCTTCGACGATCAGAGTCATCGTTGTCTAAATAAAGTTGCCCAGCGCCTTGAGACCAATCAGTTTGTGATCGTACCCATGCACCTGTTGTGTCAAGAGTATTTTCACCAGGTTCTTTACTGTTATCACGCTGTTGACGTGATACAGGTATAGTTGTTCTTTGGTATTGAGTTGTGTCAATTAAATAAGATGTATTATTTAATCTGACTGGTAAAAAATCTGGATTAGAACTCACCTGTGTCTACCTAAGTTTGCAAAAACTCCTGTGTTTCCTACAGCAGAGTTACGATGCCATAATTGTGGGTACATTTGGGCTAAGCGTGAAGCTTCTGACTCAAGACGAATAGATCTCTTGCTACGCAAGTCTCGCATTGAACCTGCAATAGCTCCTGGCGGTACCTCTTCGGCTCGCCTTGAACTTCCTTGTGCATCTAAAAATTCACGTCTAATAGGTGTAGATACCATTAAAGATAATGCTGCACCTAAAGGTGGTAAATCATAGGCTGTTGTAGATAAACCTGTTGATATTTTTGTTGATGTGCTTGATGTAATAGGAGTCAATGGTGATTTGTACATAGCTGTTACTAAACGGCCAGGTGTTACACCTGAATACAAAACTAAAGCAAGTCCGCTAGTAAAAACTGAAGTGTTTCTGTTGCGTCGTAATTTCCAATTGATAACTTCAGGTTCGTCTGCTATTACACCTAATGCAGCGTATGTAACTTGATAGATTGACGATAGCTGATCATTTGTGATGCCAGGTACTTCATAGCCATCTACTCCGCCTTGATATGTAAACGTAAATGTTTTCATATCGAAGATACCATTGTCTGGTGCAGACAAATCTGCTAAATCATTATTAAGTTCATCTATAATTCTATGTTCAGGAAATTTAGGAGAAACTCTAACTATGTCATCGACATTATGAACAACAGCAGTAGTACCTGCGTAGCCACGCATAACAGATACTGTAGTGCCTGCTACGTTAGTTACATAAAATAGTTCTGAACCAATTTCAATTACTACTCCTGGTACTATACCTGAATCATTAGCTCCAGTAATAGTCATAGTTGTAGCAGCTAAAGATCCAGGCGGTGTAGTTAAAGTTAATAGTTCTTCTACATAACCTGACAATAACATGTTACGTGTTTGGTCTATCCAATGTTGTGCTGTAGTAGTCATTAATCTTTTCCTAAACCATATGTTAGTTCAGAAACATCTTTGTTTGATTTTAATAAAATGCCTGATTCAATTTCCATTTTATGGTTAGCATGTTTTTCTAAATGTGCTGCACCATTTATTGCATTAGGTTGGACACCGCTTTGGACAAGCCGTTTGAAAGCTGGCATATCTTTATTTTTATTGTTTTCATTTAATTTTGTTCCTTCAAAATCTATGTTTGAACGTGTAGGCATACAAGAAGCAGCAACTACAACGTTGCCATAGTATTTAGCAAGCTTTCCTCTGCAGTTATTGCAAACATGAGTATTATCTTCGTCAAAACCATGTCGAATATCAAAATAATTTGAACAATCAGTACATCTATATGAATAAAGAGGCATTATACAGTGCTCATTTCTGGTCCTATTCTAAAATCATATCCGGCAGCAACAAGTAACAAGTACTCAGTTTCCGTTAAGTCTAACGGACTATTGTGTGCTCCGTAAATTGAACGGGTTATAGTTGTTGTGTCTACAGGATAATCAATTTGCACAGTAGCATTGTTAATAATAAATACATTACCTTGTCGTGGGCCAGGTACATAGTAACGTCTTAAAGCATTAGCTGCTGGAGCATAACCTCTAGGTCCAATAGTTGGAACACTATTTGTTATAGGAACTTCTATCATTCTATGAATTGGTATAGCACCAAGTGCAGCAACTAGTGACATCTTAGGGGTCGCTGTATAATTTGCTCTAACTGTTGGTGCATATATGTTTGCTTGTACTCCAATAGCTTCTGAGTCTGGAACAATAATTGTAGTAGTTATATACAATGTGATAGTAGGAAGAGATGCACTAATACCAATACTTGAATCTACTAATCTTGAAATAATAGTTGCATTGTCTATTACTACTTTTGTAATTACATGCCCAAGAATTTTTATAAAATCCATGTCAAGATTAATTATTAACGGACCACTGGCACCAGCTACTTCAGAAGTACACCCAATAACATTAGCAACAATAGTTACAGGTATAGAACCTGTACCACCTACTGTTGTAGCAATAGGTATTGATCCAGGAAATCCAACAACTTTAAATGATATACCTACACTTTTTGCTTGACGGTAACTAACGTTAGGTTGGTTATATATTTTTAATAAACGATTGTCTGGTGCAGTATTGTCTCGTTCGTTATATACAAAACCTGGATTGTTGTAAGGCTTATGCCATCTATAATCAACATATCCTGGTCTTTCACTAGGTCTATAAGTATATCGAGCTGTTAAAACTAGATTAGCAGTCGCAGCAATCGTAGCAACCGAAACAGTTGCGTCACTTTTATTGTACGCAAAGTTTGGTTGTCTATATATAATCCCCGACTGCCGATATGTCATAAGATTCCATCCCCTAAGGGTTAACCTTTACCAATAGACGCAGACTCAGGATCTCCCACTTTAGATGCGGCAACAGCCTTACCGACACAAATGATAGCAGCTACACCAGCTACCTTCAAAGAATCAATAAGGCTAGGACCTGGGATAGCCATAGCGGCACCCCAAGCTTGAACAAATGTTGATATAGCTCGCTCTGCAATGTCTTTAATAAAACGTAGGTTGAACAATTTTTTTAGTCCTCTTCATCTTCATCGCTGCCCAAGTAGCTGGACCAACTATGCCATCAGCAGCCAGGCCGTGTGCCCGCTGCCACTTAATAACTTTAGCTCGTGTGCCTCTCCCAAAAATACCATCTCTGGTAGTACCTACGCAGGTTTGAACAAACTTTACTGCCGATGAACGTGAACCTTTCCTCAGCACCCCAGGGAAAGGAATCATTTCCCCCTCTTCCTCAGGTGTTGGAGATAACCTCACAGGTTTACCCACAGTATGTGTGTCAACAAGATGACGGAACGCTTTCATGTTGAACACTGGATCTATTTTGCGTGTCGTATATTCTTTGTGCCCTAAGATTCTGCTTAAAGGGTTCCAGCCATGCCCATCGCAAAGAAACGCACAGAAGCGCGCTAAGGCATCCATCTGGGCGTCAGGTACATCCTCACCTAACCCGTCGTTAATGATCGCTACACCGTACAGGGAGGCGTTGAACGTGCTTCTCCCAGGGACAGCAGACTCAACAACTTTCTTGTCGTGCCGTAACCTGTCCATCACCTTACGGCTACCACGTCCAGCGTGATTAGCTTTAAACTTCTCAGACAAACAGACAATAGTTCCGTCACGTTTAATCATATAATTGTACAACGGACCTGGGACTTTGTTCACGCCACGTATACACATGTCGATCACGTCATCTGGATCTGCTTTATGGTTGGAAGCTGTGTGATGCACGACGATACCTACCGGCGACATGGGTCGTCCGGTGGTCACTTTCCTTGGTGCATCAACAACATCCATTAAACTTCAGACTCTGACGGCGGTTCAAGATCCCAACTTACATTTTTTTCATTCCAATAGTAATTAATACCTGTATCTGGTGGCGCTGCAACAGGTGGTTCCCATACAAGTGTAGTTTCGTTCAACGTCCATGAGGGATACGGTTGCATTTTTATAAAAACACCATTTGGAAACTCAGAATGAGTTTCACGAAACGTATACCCAAATCCTGCTGGACGTTCGTTTTCAATAAATTGCCAACGCCCTGCTAAATTAAAAGTTGCAGGAGTGTCAAAATTGTCAAACACCAAAATGTTAATTACTGTATTATTTTCATCAAGTTCTGCGTATCGATTCATTTATACTGCCGTTCTAAAAATAATTCGCCCATTTGAACCATTCGTACCATACGCTATATAATAGTTGATTCCACCAGAACCAGAACCATGATTGTTACTACCTGACTCGTTAGAAGGCACAGCAGGAGCCTGAGAATAATTTACACTGTTAGTTCCATCTCCACCTAATCTAGTAGAGTCAGAAGAATTTCTTGCACCACCATAAGACTGGTTACTGCTGACTGCGTTACCAGCGCCACCAGCACCATACGAATAACCATCTAGCCATAAACGACCGTAGCCTCCACTGCCACCATATGATGCACCTCCGCTTGCCCAAGGGTTTTGTCCTGTTTGCGCTGCACTGCCGCCACCGCCAGAAGTCCAATCCGAATTAAGATCGCCTCCAGCACCGCCTTCGTTTACATACTCAGTCCAGTCTGCGTAATAGTTTGCGCTAGCATAACCAGCTTGGCCATTAGTGGCACCGCCACCGCCACTACCGCCAGTACCGCCCTGGTTTGTATACCCTGAACCGCCTACACCACCGCCTTTAGCACTTACGGTTGCCCAAGTACCTGCACCTGCAGTATGACTTACGGAACTGGCATTACCCTTAGTAGCGCCTGAAGGTGCAGGTGCTGTTCCTCCAGAACCTATCGTGCAAGTTAATGTCATCGGACCACTAATAGTCATAGCGTTTGTAGTTGATAGCCATTGTCCAGCGCCACCACCTCCACCACCGTTGCCAAAACCATTGTTTCCTGCACCACCACCACCAATAATAAATACGTCAACATCACCTGTGCCAGAAACTTCTAAATTACCTGTAGCAGTAAACGAATAATATTTGTACCCGTCTACTTCCGTTTCAGTACCACCTGCAAGGGAAAAAGCAGCACCAAACAGTCCGCCGTTCGTCCAGTTGCCAACAGCAGTAGACGGCCACGCCTTAGGCGTATCCGTCCTGCCCTTGAAACTGCTGACAGCCTGACTTGGGTTAGTTCTGTACTGGTTAAACGACATATAAACCTCTAACTAGACAGTGATTCTGTTGACGTACCCATAAAGATTTAGGTGAGATGCGCCATTCGTAAACGCACGTATTATCAAAGGCGTCGAGTTGCCTTTAAGGGGTATGCCAGGAGCCAATAGATGCAAACCTGTTTGCGACGTGACCGTATACTCAATATGGTCATTAGGTGCTGTTACCCCACCCCACTCAAGAGTGACTGGCATATCAGTCCCAGACGAAGCAACGCCATACAACCAGATTTCGTCAATCGTTGTAGGATCAGTAGGCCCTGTATGGACAATCGTGCCAGGCGTAGCCGTAGCCGCAATCATCACTGATCTACCGTCTGTGCTGCCGCTTAATAATAGTTTTGTATATGCCATGATGGCTCCTTAACTAAAAACTTGGACTTGGAGAATAGAAACACCTTCAGGTACTGCTGCCCAATCAGTAGTACCAGTACCAGTATGTTTTAAAAAATGACCAGCAGTAGCAGAAGCAGCAGGCGAAGCACTAATACCCAGTTTTGTTTG